GTAAAGGGTGCAAAATTATCTGCAGATGCAGAAGATAAGATGTTTAGGTTTTTGCAGACTGGCTTAAAGTCTCAATCACATAGAACTCTTTACATTCCACTTCCAGGAGACACCGAAAACAATAAGGTTGAATTTAAGATGGAGCCTATTGAAAACGGAGTTCAGGAAGGATCTTTTAGAGAGTATCGTAAACAAAATAGAGATGATATTTTGATTGCTCATCAGGTTCCTATTTCTAAACTTGGCGGATCTGACTCTGCAGCCATCGCTGCTGCAATTTCACAAGATCGTACATTTAAAGAACAGGTATCTAGACCAGCACAAAGGTACTTAGAGAAGATGGTTAATAAGATTGTTAAGGAAAAGACTGACGTTCTTGAATTAAGATTTAATGAGTTGACCTTAACAGATGAAATAGCACAGTCTCAAATTTTAGAGCGGTATGTAAAAACACAAGTAATGACCCCTAACGAGGCTCGTGAAAAACTAGACTTGCCACAAAGATCTGATGGCGATTCTCCCTTTATCATGAGTCCAAGACAGGCTACAGATGCTAGAGCAAATTTGGCGGGGAACAGAGAAAGAGACACAGAACGAACAAATAATAATTCAGATTCTCCCTCTACAATAACAGGTCGTAATCCGCAAGGAGAGGGTCGCTCTTCTCAGTAATGTCCAAATACTGATATAAAGAGATGATATAATAAGATGGCAATGATTATAAATAAGGCTCAATGGACAACAGAGGGCAACAATGTTCGCTTTTCTATGCCTATTGGCAAAATTGATCAAGAACGCCGTATTGTTTCTGGTTTTGCAACTCTAGATAATATAGATAAGCAAAATGATATTGTAACAACAGAGGCCAGCATGAATGCCTTTAAGAAATTTAGAGGAAATATTCGTGAAATGCATCAGCCAAGCGCTGTTGGCAAGGTCGTGTCTTTTAAAGAAGATCGTTATTTTGATCCACAAACAAAAAAGTTTTACGGTGGTGTTTATGTTTCGGCATATGTATCAAAAGGTGCACAAAATACTTGGGAAAAAGTTCTTGATGGCACCCTAACTGGTTTCTCAATCGGAGGAAATATCACAAAATCTGATGATGAGTTTAATGAAGAAATGAAAAAATCAGTACGTATAATAAAAGAGTATAATTTAACTGAACTATCACTTGTTGACAACCCCGCCAACGAGTTCGCTAACGTTCTCTCAATTGAAAAAGGAGAACTTGGCGGGTATCTCGCAAAGGCAGTAGTTGACACAGTGTACTGGTGTAAGCAGCACGACATCGTTCGCTTATCTCCAGAAGATAAAGAATCTTGTCCTACTTGCGACTGTTCAATGCAAAATATTGGATTTGTTGAAAGAGAAGAAGATAATATTGAAATGCTAAAGTTCTTAGTTGATAGTGCAAAAGGCATTAGGACAATTAAGATGACAAAGGAGGATAATCCTATGACAGAAGAAACAGAGGTTGTAGCAGAGGCACCAGCCGAAGCCGCACCAGTTGTTGAAGATGTTGAGGTTGCTCCAGAGGCTACAACAGAAGTAGTAGCAGAAACAGAAGCAGTTGTTGAAGAGGCTGCTCCAGAAACAGAAATTGCTAAAACTAATGAAGTTGCTCCTTCTACAGAAGAAGTTGTAGAGAACAAAACAGATGCAGTTGCAGATATCGCCAAAAATGTAACTGACATTAAAGACTCTCTAACTAATGCCTTGAGCGATCTTGCTGGAACAGTTAAGTCTTTACAGGACAGTGTTGCAGCAATTACAAAGTCCCTTGAAGATGTTACAGGTCAAGTAAAGTCTGTATCAACTGATGTAAATCAGGTTAAGGGTTCTTTTGATGAATTTGGAAAGCGTGTTGATGCCGTAGAAGCAGACACAGCCTTCCGCAAGTCTGGCGATCTAGGCGAGATCGTACAGGAGTTTTCAGAAATGAAGGCTCAAAAATCCCTATGGGGCGGACGTTTCCTCAAAACAGCCGACCTATTTAACTAAACACTAAACGGAGGTGAATATATGTCGGAACAAGAAGTACAAGAAAAACTGATTAAAGCAGCCGAAGCAGGTGCTTTCGTATCTGGTGGAATTGGTAGCGCAACAGCAACCGATACTGACGGTAACGTATCTCCTGCAACTTCTCTTGGTAACGTTACTGGTGGTTACTTTGGTGTAACAACTGGCAACAATGCAGTAAATCCAACAGGATCAAACAGCGGTATTCTTAATCCAGAGCAGGCTCGTCGCTTTATTGACTACGTGTGGGATGCAACAGTTCTCGCCAAAGATGGTCGTAGAGTTACAATGAGAGCAAACACCATGGAGATCGAAAAGGTCAACGTTGGTGAAAGAGTAATTCGTGCAGCAGCGCAGGCTGATGACGCATACTCAAACGCTGGTGCTACATTCACAAAGGTAGAATTGACAACCAAAAAGATTCGTCTTGATTGGGAAGTCTCTACTGAGTCACTAGAAGACAATATTGAAGGAGCCGCTCTTGAAGATCGTCTCGTTCGATTGATGACCAATGCATTTGGTAATGACATTGAAGATCTAGCGATTAACGGTGATGGCGCAACAGCATCATTCCTTTCAATCATGTCTGGTTTCATCAAGCAAACCCGTGGTACAGTGGGTAATGCTGCTCATGAGTTATCTGCAACAATTTCAGATGACAATTACACAACCACAGTGCTACAGAACTTGCTATTGGCAATGCCACGCAAGTATCGTGCACTTAAGAGCAATCTTAAGATTTATGCAGGCACTGATGCATTCGCTGGTATTGTTCGTAACAACGGTACCCTTGCAGATGCTATTTCTGCAGCATTCGCTGACAGAATTGGTAGCACACAAGCAAATCGTCAAGAATTTCTTGATGGTGGAGCGCAAACATTTGGTAACTCACGTACAACTCGTGTACTAGGTGTAGACGTTCTTGAGGTTCCTTACTATCCAGATGGTTATGTCGATTTGACATTCCCTGAAAACAGAGTATGGGGCTTCCAGCGTGATATCACGGTAAATCGTGAATACAAGCCAAAGAAGGACACTGTAGAATATACAGTATTCGTACGCTTTGGTATTGCATGGGAAGAGTTGGATGCAGTCGCATATGTCGACGCAGACAGCGCAGATTCCTAAAATTAAATAAGCAGGATTAAAGGAGAGCGGCGTAAAAACCGCTCTCTTTTAGCATTTCTGGTATAATGACAGTGGAGGAATAATGTTAGATTTAGAAGAATTAAAAACAAAAACAGTATTTGAACTAAAGTCTTATGCTAAAAAAAACAACATTGACCTTAAAGATGCAAAAACCAAAATAGAGATGTTAGATGCTTTACAAGGAAAAGAAATAATTGCTTTATCAAAGCCTAAAGAGCCTACAAAAAAAGTTGCCATATACTCAGATCATAATAAATACTCAGTAAATAAACAAAAAGGCTCGCTCAAAGTTGGTTATAATATAGTTAGTAAGGAGGCAGCCGATTGGTGGCTTTCTCGCAAGGGAGTTAGAGAAGCAACTCCTGAAGAGTTAGCAAGATACTACGGTGTAGAATAATGGAGATTTTACGTATTCCCCCATACCCGATTTCAATTTCTTATACGGTAACGGCGGCCAGCACGTCTCATTATTTAGTCATTTCTACAAATGACAGATACGAAGAAATCGTTGACGTTGCAGTTACATCTAACGCAAGCAGTGTTGTTACCTATACCCTGCCAGATTCTTTTTCTAAATATGATAGTCATTACGCCCTAGAAATATATGAAAAAATTGGCAGCACTCGTGGAGATGTTTTAATTGAAGATAATCTTGATATTGTTCGTCCATATGTTGATCCAAATGATTTGGCAAGTACCGCTACAGAAATTGCCGAGTATACAGAAAATGAAAAATTAGCAAGACAAATAATTGATTCATATGTGCCAGGAGGATTCTATTTTAAGACTGATTGGATTCAGGCAGTTGGACAAGGCACAGACTATTTTCCTTTATGGAAAAGAGGATACAAAGTTCTTAAGGCATACGAAAATGCTGAAAAGGTTTGGGATGTTGATGATGAAGATGGTCCAGCGCTTTCAGATGATGAGTATAGTATTACAAAAGACAAGAGTGGCATTGTAAAAGATCCAGTTGGAGGAGTTACAACTTGGAATAGATATGAGCGTAAGCCTGCAAGAATGGCCTTTGCAGCATCTGACTCAATTTCATTTTTTGATACAGAAGATAGCGCAAA